GTAGCAGGGATGCTCCCTCGCGGAAGAGACCGCGGGAAACAAAGAATGGTGGGAAGGGTTTCATGCCCCGAAAGGGTAAGACCTCGAACCCACTAGAGAGTGTGATTGATGTATTATATGATGTGATTTTAATTTATGGTTATAAGCCTTCCGAACTGAAGTCGGACCAAAATAGTATCAACTCAACAGTACTGCACTGGCAGATGTTGGCGAAAGAGTGTTCTTGGATGGCAGTTGCCAAATACAAACTAGCGGCTTACTTCGCCGTATGGTATGATTTGGAAATGCCTACTCCTCCATTCAAGGGCAGCGATAATCCTAAGCTGCTCCTCGCCGGTCGTCCGGGTCGATACATGACACTTTTGGCTTCAGGCTTAAAAACAAATAAAAATATGTTAAATGTAGATATAAAACATTCTTTTCTTACTTCAATAGCACAGGCGAAGAAAGGATTTCCCCGTCCCAATGCTAAAGATTTAAGAGAAGCCGAAAAGAACTTCTTCACTACAATAACAACAGAGAATCCACCTCCAAAGCCTTTCGCGGGTGCAATAGTGTATCCGCTAACAGACGATGGTTTACTTCAGGTGGTACCCCGAACACGAACTATTAAATTGAAGAGTGGACGATCGGTGAGACCGGTCACACACGTACTAGTAAGGGATCTTAAGGATGAGATCCGGGCAACAGTAGAGGAACTGTTTAAGGATGAAAAGATCACGTTCGAAGATAGGATCGAAGCGTTCTTTCCCAGTACCTCTTCCAATTACATTAATAATCGGGAAAATGCCGGCACGGTAGGCTCCATATTAAGCGAGCCTTCTCTACAAAAACATAGAGTGTTCGGAGGTTATCTCCGAAGACCACAGCAAGATGAAAAGAAAGACGATGAATACGAACGTAAGAAGACAGAGACTCCAGAAGAGAGAGAGAATCTCATACGGTTAGAGCAGAACACGGAAGCATTGAAACTAGGATTTGGTAGACTATGGGTTGACTGCGTAAGTATAGCAGCTCAAGAGCCAAATGTCGCAAAGCCTCTCGGTTTAGCCGAGGCCCTGAAGATCAGGACAATAACAAGGGGCCCGCCCTTCCGTACATTCGTTTTGAGATTTATCCAGAAGAAAATGCACGGGGTTTTACGAAAACACCCCGTCTTTAAGCTCATTGGTTCACCTACAGGAGGCGATGTGAACTTATCATCCTATATCGAAAGCCAATTTCACCAGGCTGACGAAGAAGACGATGAATTCATATCAGGCGACTACAAAGCAGCCACCGATTTCATCTACTCTTGGGCATCTGAGTGCGTTGCCAACGCAGTCTGCGATGTCCTTGAGCTTGAACACGTGATAAGAGAGCTTTTCCTGGACTCATTAACGAGACATGAGATTGTACTCGAAAAACGAAATGAGATCTTACGAGGAAAACAACGAGTTGGACAATTAATGGGTTCTATTACAAGTTTCCCAGTACTTTGTATCCTTAACGCCGCAATAGGAAGACTAGCCTATAGTCTTTCGAAGGGTAAGTATAGGATTCCATTACGAAAGTGCCCCATGATCATTAACGGAGACGACTTTGGTCTGGCATGCACTAGTAAGTGCGTAAGTATCTGGGAGGAGTTAATAGGACAGTTCGGCTTCCGCAAATCAATAGGGAAGTCTTTTGTTTCAAAAGAACTGTTCCAAATAAACTCAACAAACTTTATTAGAACACAGGTGTTGGATCAAGTCGACGGCCATGCAAGAACAGGTTGGAAGGAAGTACCCTATGTAAATATGGGTCTCCTATACGGCCTTAAAAGGTCAGGCGGTGCTCTAAATCTCAACGATCTTAACGAGCCCGACATGTCCCTTGGCAGTCGATATGAAGATTTGATACAAAATTGTCCAGTAGAATTAAGAGGAGCTGTTCATGAGAGATACATAATCCATCACAAAGACCTTTTATCTAGGTTACGGTTACCCTGGTACATCCCTCAATGGTTGGGGGGTATTGGGTTAATTGGGGTCAAGATGCCAAGCGTACAAGATCTTCAGATCGCGACGCTACTCATTCTCAAATGGAAAGAGAAGAGCAAACGCCCATTCGACATGAGACCCAGTACGCTGAACTGGCGTACATGGCAATTGGCATCTCAGAGATTACCAGATCCTCAATATACAGATAACAAAGAGGATGACGGTATTCTGGCATATTCACGGGCCGTAGGCCTGGAATGCATTGACCTTTTATTAGACCGTAATGTAGGATTGAAGGACTTACGTGTCTCCGAGGTAGAATCTAATGTTATTATGAAGATCAGGCATAACGAAAAGCTGTGGAAGCTTTCCAACTATAGGAAACTTCCCGGCGAGTATCGTAAATACGCCGAATTGCTCTTCAGATCACGTTACGCGACCTTGACCATGGATCCGAGAATGATCTACGAAGATCCAGTGGAGAAACTACGTCTTGAACAACTACTTAACACACTTGATTAACAACAACACAACAACAAACACTCTCAATAACTCTCACATACCTATTTATGGAGGGCTTCGTCTGAAATTTTCTAGACTTAG